ACGCTGGCGGCGCTGGTGGGTCTGGGTACATTCTTGTTGAAGAACACTACAACTACTGAGGTTGCAAATGAAAAAGTATGCAATCATTAACGGGCAAGATGTAATTAATCTCATTGAGTATGAGAACGCCCCCGGCAACCCTGTTCCCGGTTTTGACGAGCATATTGTCGCCGTTGAAACAGAAACTGCTAGTCCGGGATGGACTTACACTAATGGTACGTTTACCGCACCACAACCTTATCCATCATGGGCATTGATTGACAATGTTTGGGTGCCCCCAACCCCAATGCCTAAAAATAACAAAATAAATACATGGGATGAGAATACATTGTCTTGGATGTCTACGGGGTAAATTTAATGGCTTTTATCACCACAGACCGTGTCCTTGATAGCTTCACGTCCACTGGCACGGGGGCTTTTGTCGTAGCGGGTAAAAATAAACCGCCCAATGGTTGGGCTTTTGAAGAGGGAAGAACATGGAACTGAACTTCAAGTTTTCGGTGGAAGAGGTCAACGCAATCCTCAATGCCCTTGGGCAGCGGCCCTACGCCGAGGTCCAGACCTTGGTCGCCAAGATCAAGGCTGACGGCGAGGCGCAGATTGCGGCTCAGGCCCCCGTTGTGGCTGTCGATCCCGCCCCTGTGGCTGAATAATCTTCGCTTGGAGCGCGCACAATGGAACCCCAGACGCTTATCAATATCGCTGGGGGCATCACCCTCTCAGTCGTGGGCTGGCTTGCCCGCGAGTTGTGGGGCGCGGTGAAGGAACTGCGCGACGACATCCACCGGATCGAGGTTGACCTGCCCAAGACCTACGTCCCCCGCGCGGATCTTGACGCACGGATGAAACGCATTGAAGACATGCTTCAACGCATTGATGACAAGCTAGACGCAAAGGCGGACAAGTAATGGCATTCGGCATCGACGACGCCATCGCGGCGGCTCTCAAGGTCTTAGATAAGTTCGTCCCGGATCCGCAGGCCAAGGCCAAGGCGGAGGGCGAGCTGCGCTCCAGCCTTCAGGCGTGGGACAAGGGCCAGACCGACGTTAACGTCGTCGAGGCGGCAAACCCGAACCTCTTTGTCTCCGGCTGGCGTCCCTTTATCGGCTGGGTGTGCGGCATCGCGCTGGCCTACCAATACGTTGCGTCGCCCCTCCTGATGTGGATCGCATCCAGCCTGCACATCGCGTTGGCGGCTCCCCCCAAGCTCGACGGGACGCTGTGGGAGTTGGTCTTTGCCCTCCTCGGCATGGGCGGCCTCCGTACCTTTGAAAAAGTCAAAGGGGTGGCATCCAAATGAGGGACAACTTCGACGCTTCATTCAAAATGGTGCTGTCCCACGAGGGCGGCTACGTCAACGACCCGCGAGATCCGGGCGGCGCTACAAACATGGGCGTGACGCAGCGCGCGTGGGAGGACTACGTCGGCCACCCCGTGTCGGAGCGCAGCATGATTGCCCTGACAAGGGACATGGTGAAGCCCTTCTACAGGGCCAAATATTGGGACAAGATCGGCGGCGACAGCCTCCCCTCTGGCGTTGATCACGCGGCCTTTGACCTCGCCGTAAACAGCGGCGTCTCCCGCGCGGCGCGCTACATGCAGAGGATTGCCGGTGTGCTAGAAGATGGCATCATTGGGCCGAAGTCCCTTGAGGCAATCAATGCCTGCCCGCCGGACAAGATGATTGACGCGCTCTGCTCCACCCGCATCGACTTCCTGAAGCGCCTGCCGAGGTGGAAGATCTTCGGACGTGGGTGGCAGACCCGCGTGACGGAAGTGGAGCGTCAGGCCACCAAGATGGCAAACACGGCCTGAAGGTGGTATAACAGGGTGTACCTCGGAGCCGTCCAAATGCTCATCAAGCTGTGCACTTGTTGCCACGAAAAGAAAGCGACTGATCAATTCTTGCCTTCTCAGCGGGGGAAGTTGGGTGTTGGGTCATGGTGCCGTCCGTGTGACCTTCAAAAAAGTCGTGAAAGATATGTTAAAAATCAAGAAAAATACTCCGCTCAAAAAACACGTTATGCTGAAACCCACAAATTAGAAATAAAAGAATATCATGCAAAATGGTATTATAAAAATCATGAAAAAAAATTGCTTCAAAATGCTCAGTGGTCAGCTACCAATAAAGAACGCCATCGGGAATTAACAAAATCATGGCAAAAAGCTAACCCATCTAAAGTTAATACATGCACGGCAAACTATCGTGCTTTAAAAACAAAATCTGCACCTAAATGGTTATCGGCAATTGAAATGGCGCAAATACAAGAAATGTACGATATTGCCTTAGCCCGCTCTGTCCAAACCGGAATTGAGCATCATGTAGACCATATCCACCCACTTCGGGGAAATGGGTTTAATGGTCTTCATGTTCCGTGGAATTTACGGGTTATTACGGCATATGAAAATCGCGTGAAGTCAAATAAACTTCCTTTTGAAGATATGCACCTTGCTTGGGGAGTTCGATAATGACAACGGGCTGCTCTTACGACGGTTCCGTGGCCGGAACTTTTAGTTACGTCCAGCAAATTGCAACGATGGCAGTTGTGGAAGCAACTGATCCCGCGTTTCAAATCATTTTGCCATCCATGATTTCGTACGCAGAGAACCGCATCCTGAGGGATGTTGATTTCATGTTTTCGTCCACGTCCCTGCACGGGGCCACTTTTGTGCTGACGGCGGGCAGCCGCAACCTGTCCTTCAATATCAACTTGTCGTCCAACAGCGACGCGGCTGCGGGCACGTTCGTTGTCAGTGAGCAGATCAACCTGCTGACGGGCCCCCCGCTCCTGAATGTGACGGCTGCCTCCGGCAACGGAACCACAGCCACCCTCACATATTCTAGCACCTATGCGTTCTCCGCCGGGCAGACAATTATTGTGTCTGGCGTGGTCCCCGCCGGGTACAATGGCACATACACCGTGACCAGCTCGTCGGCTGGGTCTGTGTCATACGCCAGCACGACTACTGGCAGCATGACAACTGCTGGGACGATTGACGGAAGCAGCAACGCATCCACCACGACCGATCCAGATTTGTGCGCCCGCATTCCACTCCTCCCTACAACGAAGGAGTTCCTTGACGCTGTCTACGGCTCATCCTTCACAGCAAATCGTGGCGCTCCGCAGTATTTTGTCCCCTTCAATGAGACGCTCTTCTTCGTCGGCCCCGTGCCCGATCAGGCGTACCCGGTCGAGGTTGTGGGCACATACCGCCCCAACAGCCTCTCGGCGACGAACAAGACCACGTTCATCAGCCTCTACCTGCCCGAGACCTTCATCATGGCCTCGATGATCTACATCAGCGCGTATCAGCGCAACTTTGGTCGCGCCAATGACGACCCGCAGATGGCGATGACGTATGAGAGCCAATATCAGGCCCTCCTGAAGAGCGCCGTGGTTGAAGAGGCGCGAAAGAAGTTCGACGCCGCCGGTTGGTCATCGCAGTCGCCCGCCACCGTCGCCACGCCGTCGAGGTAGGCCATGCCCCATCAGGCCCTCAAGCTCATTGCTGGCGTAGACCAGAACAAGACGCCCGCCCTCAACGAGGCGGCGATCTCCTACTCGAACCTTATTCGCTTCATCCCCGACCGGAACAACGTTGGCTTGGTGCAGAAGCTGGGCGGGTGGACGCAGTTCTTCACGAACCCCATCGGATCCGTCGTCCGGACACTCCTCGCGTGGGAGGACATCAATGCCAATGCGTGGCTGGGCGTCGGTGCCGAGGCGTCCCTGAGCGTCATCACCGAGGGCGGCCTGAATAACATTACGCCGCAGACAACGACGGCCAACGTCGCCGTGTCCCTCACCGTAACGTCCGGCAGCAATGCTGTGGTCATTACGGCTGCCGGTAGCGGTCTTGATCAATATGATGTTGTTGACATACAGACCCAGATTAGCGCGGGTGGCCTTATTTTATTCGGCACATATCCAGTCACTTTTGTCAGCTCAACACAATTCCAAATATTAGCCGTCAACGCCTTTGGCGAGCCGCAATATGCGACAAGTACGGTCCCGCCAGCGACGGCGTTGGTCCCCTCCTTCGCCTTCTCAAGCGGCTTATCGACGGTCACCGTGACGCTGGACGCCCACGGCCTTGTGGTCGGCAACACGTTCCCGGTCCTCGTCTCGCTGTCAGCGGGCAGCGTGACAATCTTTGGAAATTACATAGTCTCGTCCGTCCCCTCATCAAGCACCTTCGTCATCAATGCCTCCACCGCCGCCTCAACGACCCCCACGCTGACGGCTACCGGCAACGGCACGACCGCAACCCTCACCTGCTCCACGTCCTACACAATCCCCGTCGGCAGCACGATTGTCGTGGCTGGCGTCACGCCCGGCGGATACAACGGGACGTTTACCGTGACGGCATCGTCCTCCGGCAGCGTGTCCTACGCCAACGCGACCACTGCCGCTCAGACAGTTTCAGGAACTATATTCGTCAGCGTCGCCAAGGAAAATGGCGGCAACGCCCGCTATGTTTATTACAATGGCATCGGCCCCCTGCAAGCCAACTCGGGCTACGGCGTTGGCGGGTATGGCGTTGGCGGGTATGGGTCCGGAATTGCGCCTGCATCGGGCACCGGCACGCCCATCACAACCACTGACTGGACGCTCGACAATTGGGGCGAGACCCTACTCGCGTGCCCCCTCGGTGGGCCAATTTATGAGTGGTCACCGACAGCGAACAACCCCGTCGCAGTCATTATCCCCGCCGCGCCCCTCGTGAACCAAGGCATGTTCGTCGCCATGCCCCAGCGTCAGGTCATTGCGTGGGGCTCGACCTTCAACGGCATTGAGGATCCCCTCCTCATCCGGTGGTCCGACGTCGATGACTATACGACATGGGTCGGGCAGATCACGAACCAAGCGGGATCCTACCGCATCCCAAAAGGGTCGCGCGTCGTGCAGTGCATTCAGAGCGCCCAGCAGGGCCTGATATGGACTGACCTTGGCGTGTGGGCCATGCAGTACGTCGGGCAGCCCTATGTCTACCAGTTCAACGAACTTGGCACGGGCTGCGGCCTGATTGGGCGCAAGGCCGCCGCGTCTATGGGCGGCGTCGTCTACTGGATGGGCCAGAGCCAGTTCTACATGCTGTCCGGGTCGGGCGTTGAGCCCATCATGTGCCCCGTTTGGGATGTTATTTTCCAAGATTTGGACACTAATAACCTCGACAAGATCCGCGTCGCGCCAAACTCGCGCTTCAATGAGATCTCGTGGTTCTACCCGACCAGCGGCAACGGCGGCGAGATCAATGCCTACGTGAAGTACAACATCGGCCTCAAGCAGTGGGACTATGGGGATCTTTCGCGCACCGCGTGGCTCAATGAGAGCGTTCTCGGGCCGCCGATTGGCGCGGGCATCCTGCCGGGCGGCACCGACAATTTCATCGTGCAGCACGAAACGTCAACGGACGCCGTGAATGCCTCGAATGAGCCCGAGCCGATCTTGGCCAGCTTCCAGACGGGCTACTTCGCCCTGACTGAGGCCGACGTGAAAATGTTCATCGATCAGGTCTGGCCAGACATGAAGTGGGGCTACTTCGGCGGGTCTCAGAATGCGACAGTGCGACTGACCTTCTACGCGACTGACTACCCCGGCTCGACGCCCTACACCTACGGGCCCTACAACCTGACGCAGGGCACTGACTACATCACGCCACGCTTCCGTGGCCGTCTGGTGTCGATCAAGGTCGAGAGCCAAGACCTTGGTTCGTTCTGGCGCATCGGCAACATGCGATACCGTATCCAAGCAGATGGAAAATACTGATGCCCGCATCGCTAGACGACATCCTCACAGTCCAAAAGAACGCCGTCGTGGCAGTCAACACGCTGGGTCAGGCGACGCTGCGCGGCCTTGGAACCACCACGTCAGCGACGGTCACGGCGGCGACATTGGTCGTCACCGGCAAGGGCTACCTCGTGCGCGTCGCCGTCGTGGTCGCGGGCAGCGCGTCGGGTCTGGTTTCCAATTACACGTCAACGACGTCAGTGCCTGCCTCGACTGCCCTCATGGCCACGCCCGCAGCAATCGCCATCATTGAAACCGGGCAGGTCTTTACAAACGGCCTCGTCATCACGCCCGGCACCGGGCAATCCATCAACGTCACCTACTCGCTGGGATAAGTCATGCCGCTCAAGAAGGGACACTCCCAGAGGACTATCGGCGCCAACATCGGCGAACTCGTCAGCTCGGGCCGCCCCCAGAAGCAGGCAGTCGCCATCGCGCTCGACACTGCGCGCAAGGCGAAGGCGGGCGGCGGCCCCCTCAAAGCGTCCGAAAAACCGCAAGAGGTTAGCCAGCTCCACGTCGGGCCAATCCACAGCCCCGTCGCTGGGCGCACGGATCACTTGCCGATGCACGTCCCGTCGGGCGCTTATGTCTTGCCCGCAGACATTGTCTCCTCGCTTGGCGAGGGCAACACAATGGCGGGCTTCCGCGCGGTCAAGATGATGTTCAAGAACGCGCCGTCGGGCGCATATGCGCGTGGCGGCCATGTGGGCAACCCCGTCCCCATTGTTGCCGCAGGTGGCGAATATGTGCTGTCTCCTGACGAGGTGATGTGGTCGGGCGGGGGCGACCTCGACATTGGCCACAGGGCCCTCGACAATTTCGTCAACCAGACGCGCGCCGAGCTGATCAAGACGCTCCAGAAACTTCCGGGGCCAAAGAAAGACTGAGGGGTCTTAAATGCCGCATGATGATCTGAAGGTGTGGGTGGGGAAGCCCGAAGATATCGACGACATGATGGAGCTGGCACTGCTCGCGTGCGCTGAGAACGGCTTCGTGGATCCAAACCCCCTGCGCCTGCTGGGCGAGCTTTGGCCCGCCCTGAACCGCGAAAAGGGCATTGTCGGCATGGTCGGCATCCCCGGTGAAAAGTTGCAGGGCGCGATCCTTTTGAGGATTGGCCAAATCTGGTATAGTGATCAGGAAATTCTGGAGGAGCGCGCTGTGTTTATTCACCCCGAATATCGCGCTGCAAAGGGTGGGCGGGCACGCAAGCTCTGCGACTTTAGCAAAAAGGTCGCAGACGAGTTGGGTCTGCCCCTCACGATTGGCGTGCTTTCGAACCAGCGTACTTCTGGCAAGATCCGCATGTATGAACGCATTTTCGGAGCCCCGGCTGGGGCATATTTCCTTTACGGAACCCGCACTGGCGCTGCTCAGGCAGCCGAATAAGTAAGGAACTCAATATGGGCGGCGGGGGCAAGGGCGGCACTACAACCACACAGACGATGCAGATCCCGCCGGAGGTCATGGCGAGATACAATGCTGTCAACGCGCGCGCCGAGACCGTCGCCCAGACGCCGTATCAACAATACAGTAGCAACCCCAATGCCTTCGTCGCGCCCCTGACGGCGACGCAGCAGGCGGGCATCCAGAACACCAACACAATGGCCGGTGCCGCGCAGCCCTACTACGGCGCGGCGGCGGGCCTGACGGCTATGGGCGCGGGTAGTGCGGACCCCGGAGCCTTGAACGTCGGCCAATACTACAACCCCTACACGCAGGCCGTGGCCGCCCCGACGCTTCAAGCCCTGCAACAGCAGCAGGCGACGGAGCGTTCCAGCCTGATGAACCCGCAATCAGCGCGCTCCTTCGGCGGCGACCGTTCGGGCCTTGTTGCGGCAAACCTCGCACGGCAGCAGGCTCTGGGCACGTCGCAGGCGATGGCCCCGATCTACAAGCAGGCTTACGATCAGGCACTAACCACGGCTGGCCAGCAGCAGGGCGTCGGCCTCGCGGCGCAGCAGGCGAACCTCCAGCGCCTCGGTCAGGCGGGCGCGCAGTTTGGCCAGCTCGGATCTGGCGCTCAGGCGGCTGGCCTCGCCGGTGCGCAGGCGCAGCTCGCCGCTGGCTCGACTGAGCAGCAGACTGGTCAGGCGGGCCTTCAGGCCCTCTACAACCAGTTCCAACAGCAGCAGGCGTATCCCTTCCAAATTGCTCAATTCCTGTCGAACATTGCGACCGGCACGGGCGCACTGTCTGGCAACACCACGACGTCCAACACGCAGGGCGGCGGCGGCTTCTTCTCGGACGAGCGCCTGAAGGAGAACGTCGAGCAGGTCGGCAAGACCAACGACGGCCAGAACATCTACCGCTACAACTACAAGGGCGACCCCCGTTCGCAGATTGGCCTCATCGCGCAGGAAGTCGCGCAGGATCATCCGGAAGCCGTCGGCGAGCGCGACGGCTACCTGACGGTGGACTACCGCGACGCGACGAACGACGCCGTGCGTGAGCACAAGGCGGGTGGCGGCGGCACGGACATCGGCACGTCGGCCTACGACATCAGCGCCCCCAGCGCCATGATGGGCGGCTCTCCAATTTCGCCTGAAGTGCTCGCGGGCCTCGTCGCGAAGCCGATGGTTGGCCTTGGTGGCCTGCCGATCACGACCGGCGCGACGTCTCCCGGCGCTGCTGGCCTCCTCGCCCCCAAGGCGACGGGCCTTTCGCCGGGCTCCATTGAGGGCGCGCAGGCGCAGCTTGCGACCCTGCGCGGCGCAGACATGGGCAAGTCTCAGTCAGGATCCGACTACTTCGACCAGCAGAAGCAGCAGCTTCAGGACTTCCTCTCCGCGCACGGCGCGTCGTCTCAGGGCGGTCTCGTGTCCGGCCCCGGCGAGTACTCTCGCGGCGGATACGCGGGCGACGGCTACGTCAACCCCGCCCTTCAGTATTATGGGCCGCAGGCTGGCAAGGCCGGTCTCGGCGCTGGCGGGCCCTACGGCGCGCAATTGACGCCCGCTCAGGTGCAGATGATGCGCGCGGCTGAACTCCCCCGGCAGCAGCAGCAGAGGTCCGGCATCGAGCAGGCCAACCAGATCGCCAACATGGCCGTGCGCGGCAATGATGCGTGGAAGGCTTCCAAGCCCTACCTTCTGGGGTCCACGAATGAGAAGACCGGCGCGAATGAGCGCGGTGCATTTGAGCAGATTGAAGACCGCCTCCGCGCGCTGGGCCAGCCGATGCAGGGGCCGGGGACAGAAGACGTTATGGGCCGCCCCCTTCAGGCTCGCGGCGGGCTGATCCACCGCGAGCACCACGCCGGTCTTGGCCGTGTCGGCGGCGGCATGCCCTACGGGTCGATCAGCGAGGAAAATGCCCTCGGCGAGGCTCTCACGGCCCCCTTGCAGCGGCACGAGATGATGCAGCCCGGCAAAATGGGCAAGCCCGCACCGCAGTCCAGCGACGCGCAGCAGCTCGGCCAGATGGCCGGGCAGGCCAAGGGCCTCTTCGACAAGGGTAAGAATGTCTACGATTTTGCCGCCAAGAAGCTGGCTGGCGATACGACAGGCCTCGCCGGTCAGACGGTCAACGTCGGCAGTGCGACTGCGACGCCCCTCGCCGAGGCGACAACGGGCGCGGCCTCCGCCGTCGCGCCGGGCGTCGAGGCTGGCATTGCGGCGGCTGCACCGGCTGTTGAGGGTCTTGCCGCAGCAGCACCCATTGCCGAAGGTCTCGCCGCCGCCGCACCCATTGTTGAGGGTCTTGCCGCAGCCGCGCCCATCGCCGAGGGCGCTGGTCTCGTCGGGTCTCTTGCGTCTGGCGCTGCCTTGGCTGGCGAGGGCATCATGGCCGCCCTGCCCTTCCTCGCGTTCCTGTCCGACAGGCGCAGCAAGCACGACATCGAAAGCGTCGGGGAACTCAACGACGGCCAGCCGGTGTACAGATATAAGTACAACGGCGACGACGAGACACGCATGGGCCTCATGGCTCAGGACGTCGAGAGGGACCACCCCGAAGCCGTCAAGGGCCTCGGCGGCGTGAAGATGGTGGACTATCACCGTGCGACGGATGACGCCGCCGACCGTCCCCACCACGCCACAAGGGGGTTTGCCCCCGACGTTGACCAAAATGGCGACCCCATTCCGATGGTTGACGACGCCGCGCCCCGTGGCGACCGCATGAATTTTGCGCCGGACGAGGCCAGACTGAGTGGGCTGGCCGCGAGGCCTGTCCCGCCGCGTGACATTCCGAACAATGTCACGGAAAGGGCCCCTGTCACGCGCGAGGAGCCGTCTCGTCTGGCGTCATTCGCCAGCGACGTTGGCGACTTCGCCTCCGGCCTCGGCAAGAAGGCTGCGGACGCGGACAGCAGCTTCTGGGTGCCCGCGATTGCGGGCCTCGGCTCCATGCTGGCCTCGCCCAACAAGACGCTCGCGGGTGCCATTGGCTCCGGCCTCGTCGGCGGCACGGGCGCGTACACCGCCCTGCAAAAGCAAAACGCCGACCTGATGAAGCAGCGCCTTGAGATGGCCAAGGGCATGTTCACAGGCCCCGAAATCATCAACGGCAAGAAAATGTATAACAACACCTACACCGGCAAGTGGGTGTCGGAAGAAGAAATGTTGAGGCAGAGGGGGCTCTTTACTGGCACTGGGCGGCTTGGGGCGGATACGCCTGTGTCTGCTCCCTCGGCACCGGCGGGCGGCACAACTGACGTCGCCAAGGGTGTCATTGACCAGCCCGCGCCGACCCTGCAACCTCGTCCCGCGCCGACTGTGGAGGCTGCTCCAAGGCCCCGTCCGGTTGAGAAGCCAGTGGCCGAAGTGGTCCCGCCGGTTAGCGGCGAGAAGGCACCGGCTGGCGACATCAACAAGGTGGCGCTGGAAGCCGAGGTGAGGCGGGATCCGACTGTATTCCGAGACCTCCCGGAGAACCGCCGCCCCGCCTACCTTGAGAAGCAGGCGGACACTCTTGAGGCTGAAGCCGTAAGGTATCAGGAGCAGTCACACGACGCGACACAAAGGGCCGGGATGATCCGTGAAAATCCGCAGGCTGTGATTAGGGAAAATACGGAAGCCGCGCGCCTTGATACCCTCGCAAAGACAAAAATTGACGAGGCCAGAAAAAAGCGAGAAGACGCTCAGACGTTGTACAACAACGCCATCCAAATGAAATACGACGCGGCCAAAAAACGCATGGAAGTCGGCATTGAGGGCGAAAACACGCTCGTTGAGGTTGTTGACCCCAAGACCGGCGCGACAATGCTCAGGCCGAGGAGCGAACTCCTTGGCAAGCAAATCGCCCCCGGAGCGGGCAGCCCTCCGGGCGCGGATGCGGGCACTCCTTCGGCTGGCCCTATGAAAACCGAGCCGGAAAACGTCAAGAATATGCGTAACAAAATTGCCGAAGAAGAACTCAAGATGGCTGATGACTTCAGGCGTCGCGAGGTCGCCTCATCGCGCGTCAATGGCCTCTTGGACATTCTGACGAAGTATGAGACCGGCAAGTTCGCCGAACAAAAAGCTGACATCATCGGCAAACTCAATGGCCTCAACATCCGCGTTGACCCGACGTCTTCGGCGGACCCGGCAAAGTTTGAAATTTTCATGAAGGGTGCCATCAAGAATGTCTTTGATGACCTCCCCGGCGGCAAGATCCTGCTCGCCGAGATCGCTGGTTTGTCGAAAGCAAACGCTAACCCCGGCATGCAGGCGGAAGCCAATGCCAAGATCTTGGGCGACGCCAAGGCCGCGATCAATTACGAAAACAAGTACACGCTTGACTACGCAAGGTGGCGCAAAGCCAACCCGAATGCGTACTCCCCGTTCGACACCACGGAATTTAACGAGCAGTGGCTTAAGCAAAACAAGCTCGACGACTTCAAGAAGGAAGCCAGCCGCCAAATTGGCTACGTGGGGCAGAAGCTCCCGGCCAACCTGAGCGAAGCGACACACGGTCAGGCGTACTATTTGCCTGAGCAGAAGGAAGTTCGCTACTTGGACATCCGCCGCAAGGACGCAAGCGGCAAGCCCGCGCCGGGCTTTGTCAAAAATGACCCTCTTGCTGGGAATGTCGGACAATGAATGAAGATGATGTCATCCCGTTCGTCCCCACGTCCCCGGAGCCAAAGGGCAAGGGGGAGGAGGGTGACTTTGTCCCCTTCAAGGAGACGCCACAGATAGGCCTGCCCGAGGCCATTGGCCGGGGCGTCAGGAGCGGCTTCTTCCTCAATCAGGCACCGCAGGTTGCGGCCTTGGCCGAAGCATCAGGCATGGTCCCTGAGCTTAAGCTCCCCGAGGGCGGCACACGCGCAAGCTACGGCCCGATTGAAACAATAGTCGGCGCTGGTCGCCTCGGCTTGGAGAAGCTCGCGCCCGGCACCTTTGGCGAGGGCGCGGGCAAGCGTTATGAGGAGCGCCTCGCGTCCGAAAAAGCGCGTCAGGCCGCATCGCGCGAACAATATCCCGGCACGTCTATGGCGTCCGACGTCGGCGGATCTCTGGTCAACCCGATCAGCAAGATCATCCCCGCACCGGCGGCTGGGAAGACGTTTTTTCAGAACGCCATGAGCGCGGCTGGGCCGTCTGCGGCTCTGGGCGCTGTTCAGGGCTCCGGCGAAGGCGATACATGGTCTGAGAAGGCTATCAATGCCGCGAAGGGCCTCATTGGTGGCGGCGTCGCCGGTGGTGTCCTCAGCGGGACGCTGGGCAAGTTCATGCCCGGACCCGCCGCACCTGCCGGATCCCCGTCGCCGTCGGCAATTGTTGAAGCCGCCGAGCGCCTATCCGTGCGCGGCACGCCCTTGCAGGTGCCCAAGATTGTCGCGTCGAACGACCCCCTCCTTGGAACTCTGGGTGGGTTGGCAAAAGAATTGCCGTTTGTCGGGACACCCCTCACGCGAGCCGCCGAGAGAACATCTGAACAGATTGGCGCAAAAGTTGGTGAACTTGCGAGCGGCGAGACGCGCAACAGCGCGGGCGCGGTGGCGAAGGACGCGCTCACGGACTGGATCGGACCCCGCTCGCAGAAGATCGTGTCCGACGCCTACGATAGGGTGGACAGCCTCCTGACGCACCCGTCGGCGCAGCCGCTCGACGCGACTAGGGCTGTCGCGCAGTCCATTCAGGACGAGATGAATAAAGTGCAAAAGGTTCTCGGGGACGACCCGGCTGTGAACCTTTTGATGAACGCCATCACGGACCCCAACGGCCTCAGCTATCAGGGCATCAAGGGCCTGCGCACGCGCATCGGGCAGATGCTTGATGACCCCAGCGAAATCTATAAGGACGCCTCGCCATCCCTGCGCCAGCTTTATAAGGGCCTGACTGAAGACTTGAAGGCGGTCATTGAAAAGAGCGGCGGCCCACTCGCGGTTAGGGAGTTCGAGGCTGCGAACACCTTGAACACGGAGATCCAGAGGCAGCGCGAGGCGCTTCTCAAGATCACCGGAACGAAGGAGAGCTCGAAGTCCGGCGACCAAATCTTCGACACCCTGCTGCGTCAGGCCGGATCCTCCGGGAGCACCGACATCCCCAAGCTCCAATTGGCTCGGAGGGCAATGACGCCGGAGGAGTGGGAGAACGTCAGTCGGGGCATCATCGACAACCTGTCAATCAACAAAACAACCAACGCCTTCGACCCGGCGAGCCTGTTTCGTCAATATGCCAAGCTCTCCAATCAGGGCAAAGACACCCTCTTCGGATCCCCAACCGTGGCCGGATACAACTTGCGCCGCGCGATGGAAGACCTCGCGACCGTTGGCACGCGCCTCGACCGTCTCAAGTCAATTTCTGCTACTCAGGGCAGCGGAGAGCGGAAACTTTTGAGTGCGGGCGAACTCATTGCCCTTGCGTTCCACCCCGTCAAGGTGGGGTCCGGGATCGCATCCGGGCGCGCATTTTCAAGCGCAATGGCCCAGCCAGCCACGGCCCAATCTGTTGCTAATTGGGCAAAAGCCTATGCGGTGCTCGGCAGCAAGCCGTCGAGTGCTACAGCCAAAACTTTTGTGCGCGCCACGCAAAATCTGGCAACGGAAATTGGTGGGAAGTACGGCCTCCCTGAAAAGGAGACCATCCTCAACGCGGTCATTGGCGGCGCAGAGTTGGCGAAGCTGGCCAGCACCATTCACGGCCAGCTTACGGACTTCTCTGGCTCCAAGGACAGGCCGGAGCACGGCGGTCGGAACACCGACACCGTCTTCGACACTGGACGCTCCACAGGCGGTCGTGCAAGTCGCGCCACCGGCGGCGCAGTCAACCTGATGGCGCTGTCCAAGGCCGCCAAGAAGCGCGTCACGCAAGTCACCGAGCCCCTCCTGAACGAGAGCGACGACACCGTCGCGCACGCTCTGGCAGTCGCCGGGAAGAACATCTGAGGAGCACCCGATGGCATCGACATTTACGACCAACAAGAGCATTGAGAAGCCCGGCTACAATGACTACGCCACCAACCCGACGGGCTGGTCCGGGCCGGTCAACACCGACTTCGACGTCATCGACAAGGCTTTTGGCGGCACGACGGTGATAAACCCGACGGGCGTCTCGGGCACGGTAACTTTGACCACGGCTCAGTATCAGTCGGCCATCCTCGTCATTGGCGTATCAATCTCGACCGCCGCCGCGCTGACGGCCAACATCATTTACTCCATCCCGTCAGGCGTGGGTGGCACTTGGAATATCTTCAACAACACCACGGGCGCATTCACGATCACGTTTGCAAATGCTGGCGGGGGAACCACTTTTGCTATCCCGCAGGGGGAGAAGCGGATCATCTACTCCGACGGGACAAACATCAGGGAGAGCGTGACGCTCCCCACCGTGCCCGCAGCATTCGCGTCTGGCACGGCCATGCTCTTTGTGCAGACCAGCGCCCCAACCGGCTGGACGAAAAGCACGGCCCACGACAACAAGGCCCTGCGTATCGTCAGCGGTGCCGCGAGCAGCGGCGGCACAACGGGGTTCACCAGCGTCTTCACGTCGCGCACCATCACCACAGCCAATATGCCAACGCACACGCATACGGTCACGGACCCCGGCCATACGCATACCGCAGGCGCATACTCGATCCTTTTGAACGGCGTAGGCGGCACTACACTTAATACTGGTTCAGGATTTAACACTGTTACAGCAGCCGCAACTAACTCATCTGCAACCGGCATCACTAATCAGAACGCCGGTAGCGGCACGGCGATGGACTTTGCGGTCCAATATGTTGACGTCATCATCGCAACCAAGGACTAGCAATGCAACTCAAGAACGGCACGTTCTGCCCCCTGATCAAGAAGGATTGCGTGCAGCTCCAGTGCGCGTGGTTTACGCAATTGCGTGGCACCAACCCAAACACCGGCAAAGAAATTGACGAGTGGATGTGCGCCATTTCAGCCATGCCCATGTTGCAGATTGAGGTCGCCAAGGAAGCCCGCCAAGGGGCTGCGGCGACTGAGAGCTTCCGAAACGAGATGGTGAAAATAGATACCGAGCAGAAGTCGGCGGCCCGGCGGACTATTTTGCCAAGCGCGGGCTCCATGCTGCTGGTCGCAACGCCGGACGATTAGGCATTGCTTTCTCGTCTCGCGGGAAGCCCCGGTAGCACAGCTTGTGGTGCTTGCGGCAGTAAGATCCCGTGTGGGTCGGCTCGCAGCAGAAGGTGGCCCACCCGTCTTCATTGGTGCCGGTGACGTACCGGCACTGGCCATACCTCAACCTGACGATTGGGATGTCGGGGGCGGCAACCGCCTGATCTTGGGGGTCGCCGCCGCCGCTCATTCTGTTTCCT